CAGCGTCACTTACAAAACCAGATGGTGTTATATCAGTCCAAGTATTGTCGTATAAGACATATACTTTTTGTCTTGTACCTACAGCTAGTATGGATTCACCAAGATTATCCTTATAGGCATACATACCTATAGGTTCACCAGTTAATGCTGTGTTTCTTAGTTTAGTCCAACCACCAATAGGTTTAAGAAATCCGTTTTCAAAACGCACAAGATTGCCGTCAACCCAACGACCTTTGTTAGCATAGTCAGTTCCGTTTTTGACTATGCCAGCGGGCGGAGTTACAGGCAATAGTGCCATTGTTTAACCTATAGTTTTAGTAACAGATGTAGGATTGATTTGGTTATCAATGTTGCTGTCTAATCCTGATTTAAGATTAGCAACTTCATCGTCACCTAGTCCAGCTGTAACCCAACCAGTTACTATGTCATTGGTTAAATCTGCAAATGGTATAAAGTTAGATATATCATCTGCATTAACGCTGTGAGTACCATAAACAGAAGCTGAATAGTTATTACCTTCAGCGTCTTGTTGATCGCTTTCTGCGTTTAATCGCCAATGTACGTTGTAAACAACGTCTGAATGACTGTCGTGTGTTGGGTAAACGTCTACTGTTTTACAGTCCCATGTGTAAGTGTTACTCATTTTTATTCTCCTTTTAAGTTAAATTGCTGCAATAATAAATGCTAAGAGTTCAGAATATCTAACTCCTAACCTAGTTTGTTCTACTCCATCATCGTCAGTCCAAGTGTTACTACAGAACATACCATAATCACTTGCATCTAATCCTTCAGCAGTAAAAGCATCTTGTAAGTCTTGAGCTATTATACCAAAATGAATCCTAGCTTCATCGCCTTTTTCTTCAACAGCAGACTGCCATCTGAATTTTCTTAGCAGTCCTTTAGCTGCAACTGCAACTCTAGTTTCTGCTTCTGATAGTTCTGCAATATCTTGTTTTTCATTTTCGTCAGAAGTTTGAATAGTTCCATTGGTAGCATGAAGGTCATCAAACCTATATGTTGGTGAACCTAAATCAACTGAATCATCAATTAAACTTCCAGCTTCCATTGGTGATATAACACCTCTACTACCATCTTCAGCAAAATTTAAACCAGCGTGTCTTGCTTGTGAACCGCCAATAGTAATATTATTACCTGCTTGAACACCAATACTTCCAATTGTTGAGCCGTCTTTTCTGAACCCAAGAATAGTTCCATCACTACCTGTATTATTTAATGTTAAACAAGGTTGTGTTCCTGTTGATTCCCTAGCAATAGTAGTTGGTCCATTTGGGTCAAGTAATACACCACCACCTGAAGTTGCTGAATACAATGTTGTATTTGTAGTCCCAACAAGCAGATTTCCTGATGCATCAAACCTACCAACTTCGCTTCCATCAACTTGAAATTCTATTGTAGAAGAGCCTAACTGATTATCGTCATCAGATTGTATAACTAAACGACTATCAAGATATGTAATTTTACCTGTGTTAGTAACAGTATCATTGTCAGTAAATCTAATTTCAGGACTAGCTGACTGTATGTGTAATTCTGCTGCTGGACTAGTCGTTCCAATTCCAACTCTATTATTTGTAGAATCTATATAAAGCGTATCAGTATCAAAATAGAAATCACCACTTGCAATCTTTGCAGGTGTTATAGTTCCATCAACAGGAACATTAACATCTGTTTGTGAATGTGTAATAGCTTCTACAGCTACACCACTTGGAGGTGCTGTTGTAAAAGTTAATGTAGTTCCTGAGACACTGTAATTACTTTTAGACTGATAAACACCATCAAAGTATACTTGTACGTTATTTTCATTTACAGGAGCTACAGACAATGTTAAAGTTGTATCAGCTCCATCACCTGTCATGCTATCAATATTCATGTTAGCACCGCTTACACTACTTCTTACGTGGTAAACTGTAATAACTCTACCACTAACAGGAGCTGTAGAGAATGTTAAAGTTGTACCTGAAACACTATAGCTATCTTGTGCTTGGAATACACCGTCTATAAAGACAAGTAAATTATTTTCAGTAGCTGGTGCAGTTGTTAAAGTAAAGTCTGTCTGACTTCCTGTACCTGCAAATATTTGTTGCTCCATTGCTGAAGCTCCACCAGAACCTGCAATAGAACCCCACTCATCTGTATAACCTTCAAACTGTCCTAAGTCTGAATTATATCTAAAGTAACCTGCAGCACCTGTTGGTCTTTGAGCTGTAGTACCAACTGGCATATGTATAGCATCTGTAGCAGAACCAATATCTAAACTAACATCTGGAGTTGCATTAAGTATACCAACTCTATTGTTTGTAGAGTCTACTTTTAAAGTGCTTGTATCGACTGTAACATCTCCAGAGACTGTTAAAGAACCTAGAGTACCTACAGAAGTTATTTGTGTTTGAGCTGCATCAACTGATAAAGTATCACCTGTAAGTGTCAAACCTGTTCCGTCTACTAATGCAGTCTTACTTATACTGATTGCTGCACTAGCATTAATATCATCATTAACAATAACTCCTGAACTAATAGCAGCTACACCTGTATCAGCAATAGTAATATCTCCAGATACTACATTGTCAATCCACATAGATGTACCTGTATCATAGAACAATAAAGCACCATCAGCAGGACTTGTAATATTTGTATCGTTTAATTCAGCTAATGTATCTTCTGTTAATATCTGTGCATCTACATAAGCTTTAATAGATTCTGAAGAAGCCAACGTAGTTGATGTTGCAGTTGCAAAAGTATCATCATCTAAGAAGGCTGTACCTGAAACACTTGTATTAAGTACAGGGCTTGTTAAAGTTTTGTTTGTTAAAGTTTGAGTACCAGTAAGTGTAGTGACTGTAGAGTCTATTGCAACTGTTAAAGTGTTAGAAGCTCCAACAGTATCTATACCTGTACCACCGGCAATAGTTAATGATTCACTATCTAAGTCTATAGATAATGCACCACCTGTATCACCTTGAAAATCTAAATCTTGTGCTGTAACTTGTGAATCTACATAAGTCTTAATAGCTTTAGCAGAAGCAAGAGTAGTATCTGTAACTGCAACAGTTGTTAAATCTGTATCAAGTACACCTGATTTTAAGTTGTCAACTTCTATGTTAGATACTGTATTGTTATCAACATCTATTGTTTTATTTGTTAAAGTTTGAGAGCCTGTTAAAGTAGCAACAGTAGAATCTATATTAATTGTTACAGTATTACCTGAACCTACAGTATCTAAACCTGTCCCTCCAGCGATTGTAAGGCTTTCTGAGTCGAGGTCAATACTTAAAGCACCTCCACTATCACCTTGGAAATCTAAGTCCTGTGCAGTCACCTGAGAGTCTACATAAGCTTTTACAGATTGTTGAGTCGGTACAAGCGTTGCAGAGTCTGAAGACATATCATCTTCATCAGCAAAAGCTGTTATAGTAATTGTACCATCACTTAAAGAACCATAAGTAAGAGCTGTAATAGTTGTAGCAGCAATTGTACCACCTTCAACTTTATTACCTGATATTTGGTCATCTGCTAAAGTTAGTGTACCTGATGAAACGTCTAAAGTTTTACCAGCTCCTACAGTAATATCAGATGTAGCAATTGTAGCACCATCAATCGTACCGCCATCTATATCTGCTGTATCAGCTACAAGGCTATCTATGTTAGCTGTACCGTCTATGTAAAGATTTCTCCATTGTTTTGTAGAGGTTCCTAAGTCGTATGTGTCATCTGTATTAGGAACAATGTGTGAATCAATTTCAGCAGCTAAGTTAATGCTATCTGTATCAGCATCACCAAATGTAAGGTTTCCTGAGATAGTAGCATTACCTGTAACAGTTAAGTTACCGCCTATGTCTACGTTACCTGTTGTTGTTATTGTATCTGTGTAGGTATCTTTAAATCTTAAACTTGTTGTACCTAAATCAATATCACTATCTGTTACCGGTATAATAGCTCCGTCAGCTATGTATAACTGTTGTACAGGTGCTGAAGATACTTCAACATAAAATTCTATGTAGTTATTTGTTGTGTCTATTACAACTTTATTGTTTGGAGAAGTTTCACCAGCATCACCAATTAATCCTATAACTGGTCCACTAGCTGCTGTACCATCATGGCTGTGACCTGTAGTATTGCTAAAAGCATTTACTAATTGGTTATATTCATTATTGAATAAAGCAGCAGTAATTGTATCCCCGTCTGCGAATGTACTTTGTCTTGTATATCCTGCCATTATGCGTTCTCCAATGTTTCTATTCTAGTTTTTAAATCGTTTATTATTGTTTGTTGATTGTCCACTTTGTCGGACAACTCTTGTATAGCTTTAGTTAAAAGAGGTACAAGTTTGCTTTGGTCAATGACTTGATAGTCAGGATTGCCTTTATCATCAACACCATCTTTTTCACCTGTAATAGCTTCAGGAACTATGTCTTGTACTTCGTGTGCTAAGAAACCATCTACTGTTGTATCTGCATCAGCTATAAAGTTAAACCTAGCTGGTTTTAATTGTGCAACTCTATTTAAAGCATTAAAGTCATAATCTACATTTTCTTTTAGTCTGTAGTCTGAAGATGTGTTGTATGCTGTGGAACTTGCGTTTACAACTACGCTACCTACAATAGTTCCTGAAGCATTGTAGTATTGTGAAGCTGCTGAACCATTTGAAGAAACACGAAATTTAATATTACCACCTGTTTCTAAAACAAATCCTGAATTAGGTGGAGTTCCACCAGCTCCAGTTGAGTTGTTAATCAACAAGTTGCCTGAAGAATCAATACGCATTCTTTCTAGACTGTTGTTATAAAAAATTATAGGAATATTACTAGCTGTTAATAAACCACAAGTGCTACCTGTGCTATTGGTAAATAAATCTATTTCTTGACTTCCACTTGCAACAGTAACTTCAGTATAACCAGTTGATTTACTAACAGTTAATGGTGCTGAAGGACTACTCGTTCCAATTCCAACGTTACCTGAAGAATCAATACGCATTCTTTCATCAGGAGTTGGACCAGTATAAAATGCTATATTTCCAAATCCTGAAGTAGTACCTTTACAAGAAATGTTTAGAAACTCATTACCAGAAGCAGTATGCTTAATTTCTGCTTTAGGTGTAGCTGATGGATTTCCAAAAGTTATTGTATTGTTTACTGATGAACCACCATCAAAAATATGCAATTTACTAGCTGGATTATCAGTTCCAATTCCAACGTTGCCATTACCACTTACTTCCATTATTACAGTGTTATCAGATTTTCTAAATCTAGCAGCATAATCAGCAGCACTAGTACCAGCATCAACTAACAAACCAAAAGACTGATTAGTTGTTGTGCCACCAAAGACTTCCATAGTATTAGCATTATCTGCACCAGTTGCTTTTATTGTTCCAACAACATCTAATTCTTTTGAAGGACTAGTCGTTCCAATTCCAACTCTATTCTCACTAACATCAAGATACAGTGTACCTGCATCAATGTTCAAATCAATAGATGAAGCATCTGCTGATATTAATCCACTTGTAACTTTTGTTATTGCCATTTGTTTTTATCTCCTGCCTGAAGGTATAAAGTCTACATATAATCCATTAATTGTATATGGAGCTTTGTTGTCCTCACTTATAAATGTAAAATTATTACTGGTTCCACTTCCCTGTAGTGCTACTCTTATCATCGGATTCTCTGCTCCACCAAAGACGTTAGTACCAAATAAAGCATCACCAAATAAAGATGGTGGGTCTATTGTTCCTAAGTCAAATAACTCTGGTGGTTGTGGTATATTGGTATTACCGTATTCAAATCTAACTTGTACATCAGGTTCTACAACACCTTCAGCACTTGCAGAAACTCTCATGTAGTGTAAAGTTTTTAGAGTTCCTAAATCACCATAATCATAATCAGGTGTAGCATATCTTGCTAAAATGTTAGAGCCATCAAAGTCGTTACCTGAATCATGGACATATACATAACCGTTAGTATCACCATGATAGTATTCTTCAATACCATTTTCATTAAATCCAGAACCTATTTCTGTTGATTCAATGCCTCTTGTTTCTGACCACTGAAATCCATCTGGTCTTAGTGTTCCTATAATACCACGTTGTTCACTATTATTTTTTGTGGTATCTGTGTAGAATAATCTGTATTGAGATTTTTCTCTCAAGACTATACTAGATATTATATAACTATTTATCGCTTCTGTCAAGTCTGTTATTAAAGGTTGTATAGCTTTACTAACAGTTCCTAACTCAACGTCACCAATTCTTGCTGTACCAGCTACTGTTCTCAATCCATCCGGTGCTAAAAATATTAAGTCACCACCAATCTCTTGAACACTATAACCGCTTAAACACCCTACGTTTTCTGTTATAGGGTCTATACGAATATTAGCACTATCATTTATATTTATAAGTTTATGTATGCTGTTTTCAGCAAAAACTATTAAGTCTGTTCTAAATCCTTTAATGCCTTGTACTTGGTCTGATATAGTTACAGCACCTGCACCAGCTCCTGTAAAATCGTTAGGGTTATTATAAACACTATAGTATACTGTATTTAAATTATTTTCTACACCTGATGCAATTAAATGATGGTCGTGTATAGCTATATACTTTACACCGTTACTACCATCAACTGTAATTTCTTCTGTAAAAAATGTTCTAGTATCTAAAGCTCCTGTGCCTTCCATACGAAAACTAAAAAGTTTATTAGCTCCGTCTGCAATAATAAGTTCACCATAATCAAAGGTAGCTCCTTCAAAAGTAACAAACTGACATTGTCCTTGTCCAGTTCTTGCAGTAGCTGTTTTACCTGTAAAGGTTGTATAATTATCACCACCAGTTGCAGATAACTTATTTATTTGTAACCAAGTAATTCCATCTTGACTAAAATAAATATTAGTACCTGCTGTAACTACAACACCATCTGCATAAGGAGTAACACCAAGTATATTTGTTGTACTTCCTGTAGGTTGTGTAGCACTAGCACCACCGAACTTACTATAACCGTTAATACGTCTATATCCGCCTTCTATAGAGACTTCAAAGTTTCTAAGTTCTCTTGCAACTCCGGGACTTTTAAGCAAATCAATTGAGTTAGCTGATTTAACTAACCCACCGTTACATGCAACAGTATAAGGTTGTGAACGTGCCATAATTTAAAAGTATCTTCTATCGTCTGTCATATACTTAGGAGCTGGATTCATAAGATTAGATTTCATATGTTTCATTCCTTTCTTATAATCATCCAGTGCAAAAGCTGCTTGTTGTGGGCTTTCTTTAAATTGCCACACATAATATCTCATTCGAGCTGTTACTATGTTACTGTATTGCTCTGGTAAAACCATTGTATCATCATAAGCTGATAAAGCAGTGGGTCTTACGAAAGCATAAAAGTGTACATTGTAAACTTTATCAGGTATTGGACTTAATCCAAACTTCCTGTTATCTGGAGACTTAATTACAAATTTAGGTTCTCCATGATTTTGAGTATTAGCATCATCTTCGTTTTCACTATCTCTGTAGTATCTTTTCCAATCATCAAGTGTAAGAAATCTTAAACCTTTTGAAACATAAGGAGCTGATTCTCCACTTACGTTAATTGTTGTTACATAAAAATCATCCCAATCTATTGAAGCATAGTCTGTAGTGATACTAGAACTATCAGACTTTAGCGTATACCATCTTTGTCCTGCTACACTAGGAACTGTTACATTACCATAGAACGGGTCAGTAGCTCCACTTTCTCCAGCAGAAAAGAAAGGTAATTGGGGTTCTTCGTTAGCTATATCAAATATAGATTTATTAACAGCATCTTTTACAAACTTTTGAAGACCTGTAGCGTTTGCAAAGTTTGCAGACGTTAATGGAATCTCGTTAAGTTCTCTTAATACTTCGTTAGTTAAATCTAAATATGTAGTAGCCATTATTTTTTATGTACCTTTTGAATTTTAAAATTAGCAGACTTGGTTGCACCTTTGTGAGGTTTGTAACCACCTGCAGGGTCTTTCATTAATTTATAAGAGTTACCAGACTTCATCCAGTGATAACCTTTAGGTGCTGGAACTTTCATAATTAGTTAGCTTTAGCTTTTGGCATGTCTTCGGAATATGTAGGTTGACATCCTTCCATTCCACCATGCTTATAACCTTTACGTTTCATAGGACTACCACCACCATAAAGTTTTTCACGTCTAGCAGCTTTATTTCCCATATCGTTTTTATAATCGCCTTTTTTCATTCTTTATCTCCCTGTAAAAGTGGAGGGTCAATTAAGACCCCCCGTATTGATTATTAGTCAATTGTATAGAAAGCTTTAACCAAAGCATCATCTCTAAGTACTTTCGCACCATAGACATGTAAACCTCTAACAATATCACCAAAAGAACTAGGGTCTCTAATTACTTCTGTTGAT